CCGATAACCGGATTGGCAAATTGATGCAGCGTCTGATTGGCCTGCGCATATTGCAGCACTTGGTCGATATCGCCGCCATTTTGGGCAAAATCCTTCCCTGCTTGATTGGCCTGGTCATAATAGCTCTGCGCGCCGGTTTGCAGGTTGTTGGTGGCGTTTCGCACCAACTGCTTTGTGGTCCACAGCTGGTTGCTCGTATCGCTCGCCTGCCCCAGCTCAATGGTCTTTGAGAAATAATCGCGCTGGGCAATGTTGGGGACGGTCTGGCCGATTTGCTGCACAATGTCCTGACGCGAGGCGCGGTAATCGGCAAGCGCGGCAGGGTCATTGGGGTTATCGGCATTTTGCAAACGAAATTGCGTATCGAGTTGACGGAACGCTTGACTTGTTTGCGCTGTGGCCGCGAGCGCTTTTGACTGCGCGCTCATATTGGCAACTTGGTCACCGATATCAGCCGCCAGATTGGTCACGTTGCCGGTATCTGGGTCAAGCGGCGTGACGTTGGTTACTGTAGGTGTTGCATTTAAATCACGATTGGCCACGGTTCACCCCTTAAAACGGCGATTGGTAAGGCCCAACAGGGCTTGGGTCGAGAGCGCCACCGATGGTCTGGCCTAAACCATTTAACGAGCCGGTGCCAAACGATACGCTATTTAGGCCGCTGGTGATGCCAGACGTGCCGCCTGTCGAGCGCATGAACTGCTGCGCAATGCTGTTAAGAGCGTTGGTGCGCGCCGCGTTGACGATGTTGCTGGCTTGATTATTAGAATTTGTGGCCGTGCGCGCGATATCGGTGTTGCCCTTGGCATAAATTTGCTGGAGTACCTGCTGCGGACCGCCTTGAAGCGATATGCCACCCTGTAAGAATGAACTCTGAACAGTCCCCGCTTGCCGCACGGTATTGTCGGCAATGTTCTGCACCTGATAATCACCAGACGTGGTGACGGCATTCGCATTCGCCTCAGCTGTTTTAAGCTGATTATTGGTCTGAAAAGCGTTAAAGGCAGACGATACTGCGGTTTCCCAACCCATTATTCCCCCTCGCGCAAGAGCGCCCACATGTCGTAATCGCGATTAAACATCATTTTTTTGCGCGTCCCTTCAAGCGTAAAACCCAGATATTCATGCCATTTGCGCAGGCAGTCGCACGATACGCTGTCGGTTTGAAAGCGCAAAGCGTTCTTGAGCGCCATTGTGCCGTGCAGGTGGGCCCGTAGTGCGCGCGCGGCCGGAAACGGGAAACGCTCGGCAATGAGCAAAAAACCCTGCCAGCAGTTTCCCCAATAATTTTTATAGGCCACAATTGCCTGCACGGCGTCGTCTGGCGCGACCATTGACTGAACTTCAAAGCTCGGGCTCACCAGCGCAGGAAAAACCACGTCAGGGTTGCTGTATTCGTTTGGCAAAAAGGCGCCTAAATCTTGGAGCTGGAAAGGCCTAATCATGTGGACACCGCATAGTTGGCTTCAACGATAAATGACGTGATGCAGGCGGGTAGGGGTTTGTCCTGAATGATATAGAAAAACTTGTCCTCCTCACTGTCGTCATCATACTCAACATCCTGCGTGCCGTCGATTGGTTGTGGAGGCAAATACGTGATGTCGCCTTGGCTGCGCAGTTGGACTTCTTCGAGGTAATACGGCGAGTTTCCGCATTTCAAACCCATAGAATTTACACAGCGCAGCGACATGCGGCTGATTTCTTTCATGGTGATTTGAGTTTGGTGGCCCTGTATGGAGAACCCGAGGCACATAGATTTGATGATGCCGGTGTAAAGCAACCCTACCGTGATGCTCGTGGTCTGCTCGGGCATCGTTATTGAGCCGCCAGACACAGCCACAGTGCCAAAATAGCCGCCGTCCGCCACGACACCAACCGTAAGGCCGTTATACTGGCTAAGGCCGTTTAATACGGTAAAGCTCATGTACCACGATGACCAGACGTACAAATTGGTCGCTGTGGGGCCAGCCGAATTAATGACCGGCGTTTGGAGCACAGTCACATTGACCTGCGTGGCGCTCACATAGCCTGTGATAATAAAGCGGCCACTTTCATAGCCGGTAGCCGTCTGGTAGACGACATGGCGCCCCACATCGCCCACCACAAAGTCACTGCCGGTTGAGGTCAGCGTGCCGCTGGGCGTTTTATAATACGGGTCTGTGCCGGTTGGGTTAAACGTGATGGTGGTGCTGCGCAGGTCGCTGTATTGAATGGCATTATCCGCAAAGACGCAGTTACGCAGCTGTTCGGACACATAGCGAATGTAGGCCTGCGTATCAATCGCCTCATTTTGCTGCTGATTGCTTGGGTCAGTCGAGGGCGTCCAGAAGTCCGCGCGCTTTTTAAACTCAACGTAGGCGGCTTTTTGCTCGATGTAATACGTGCCATTGCGGTTGACGAGCACAAAGAGCTGTGGGTTGCCGTTATTGTCTCCAATGACAGCAATATCTTGGAATGAGCCCTGCGTGGTGCGCAGGTGCCAGCCGTTGATATTTTCGGGTTCATTGAACACCGTCGAGACAAGGTTACCGTCCCCACGGCAGGTGTAAATCAACCTGTAACGGTCATCGACCCAGCGCATTTTGTTTAACAGCCCACGGCTCATGTCATAGGAGGCCAGATTGGCGTCTTTGGCAATAAACAGCTCTGTGAGGATGTCATACCGGAAATAATAGATATTACGGCTCATGCGGCCTGTGTAAAACATGAGGCCGTCGCGCTTGAACGGGTAATAGCCGTTTGTCGGTTCTGCCGAGGTCAGCGTTGTTTGCACCGTTGACGCGGTAATGGCCGTGTTCACCGCGCCGCCGTTGCACGCGAGGATACCGTCAGTGGCGCCAAACACCAGCGAGTTATCGGCAGGAAATATCCACTCGATTTGCTGAGTGATATCAGTGCAGGTAAACTGAAACCCTGAGGCATCCGTTATCGGACTTTGTATCGTAAAATCGTCATACGAGGCGTCATTGGAAAACCAGACGCCTGTGAGGTTGTTGTTGGTCGAGGCCATGTACAGCCTGCCCTGATAGAAACAACACGCCCCAGGCCAGTTTCCGGCGCCTGTGAAGGGGTCTGAGGTGCGGCTGTAGGTTGCAAGGGTAAAAGCGTTTGCGCTCGTTCTGGTCAATTTGTAGGGCGCGTATGACCGATGCACGATGTACATCACATCGGCGTTTTGGGTATAGCTCTGCCGGTTGCTGATAAATTGCGCGTCAGCAAGGCTATACGGGCTGGCCACGACGAGATTGCCGCCGCCCGATGCTTGCACCCAGCCAAACGTGCCATTGGTGGAAAATGCCAGAAACTGGACATAGCCTGTGTAAAAGCAGCAGAGATAGCTTTGCGTTGGCGAGAACTTGAATTCGACAAAAGCGCAGTCCTGAAACGCCACTTGGCTGATAAACCCGGCCGCAAACACGGCGTTGCCCTGATAATTGGATATGAAGTTTTGAAAAATATCCATGCCGGTGTTGTAAATTGGCAGGTCAAAACGCCCATTCATCGTATGGTCGATTTGGCCTTTGGCAAAGTTTCCGTATGCGGTGACGACTTTCATGTGTCGTTATTCCTTGTCATTATTGCCGCCGCCCCAGCGGCTATACCGCGCGCGCCGGAAACGAGAGTGTGACTTACGGATTGGTTTGTTTTCCTGAGCATTCTGCGCCGTGCTGTTAATGAATTCCATTGTGGCGTCTTTGAGCAGGCTGGCCTTTTTGCCAGGGTCCTGCGTTGACGATAGTGCCGTGCATTTGCCCAAAATGGCCGCAAAAGCCATGATGAAGTCAGGCGTGAAGCTGGCCACGTCCGTCACGTCATTGATAAACCGGATATCGCAGCCGCTGGGCGTCACAGTGCCGTAATTGGCGGTAGGAGCCACGTTGGTGTAAATAACGCCTCCCTCGACCGTTGGTGGGTCATCAATGCAGTCTATGGCGCCGATGCCGAGCAATTTGAGGCAATACGAAGGATATTCCCACGCATACTGGTAATAATTTGAATAGGGAGGCACAAGCGTGACGGCCGACACCGTCGCGCGCGCCAGCGCAAAATTGGGCATGAGCATTTTGAGGCAGTGCTGGCGCGTGATGTCATACCACAGGCTGTAAATCAGTTCTTTGTCGCTGGTCGGCGTGTCAATGTTGTTGATGCTGTTACGCAGGCCAAGCGAACCATTGGCGAGATTGCAAATTTGTACTTTTGAATTAAACGCTGCCATGCCAGCCCCCGTTAAGAAAAAGGGCGGCGGTGTTTAAGCCGCCGCCCTTGATATTCAATCAACCACAGGCGGTTTAGCGCGTGGTTGCTTCTTCGATTTCGATATCCAAGTCAACCACGCCGCCAGCGGTGTTAGCCGTGGTGGTGTTGGTCAGCACAAGATAGATACCGCCGACAGGTTCATGGTCAGGGCCTACGTTGAGCAAGTCTCGGATAGCCTTGGTATTGTCGAGCGACGTATTTTTGCTCGTCAATAGGTCAAGACCAGCCGAGGGTGCGGTTGCCAAGCTTACGCCAGACCACAGCTCATTACCGCCGCCAGACGCGACAGGAACGAGGTTGGCTTGGGTGGCCAGACTGTCCTTGGTGTAATAGAAACCAAGGTTCCATGTGGTCGCGCTGGTCAGAGCTGCAAACTGAGCAACCCAGATACGGGCAACGCGGTCATCAATGGACAGAGGGCCAGCCAACACATACTGGTCACCAATTTGGCCGGTGGTTGGTACGTTGAACTTAGCGCCTACTGTACGCAAATCCTTGCCAACCTGATAGAACGGGTTGAGAGGAAATGCGGCTTTGCCGATGGAAGTGTAAAGTGAAGAAGCCATTTTTGTTTACCTCATAGAGTTAAAGGGTTGACCAGAGCTTAGCTGAACGGCGTGGCGGTTGTGCCAGAACCACACAGCAACGCATTAACGCGCCACACACCAGGTGCGACATCTTCGAGCTCCAGATAAGAGCCCGCAATGCCGCCTTGTGTGGTTCCGTTCATGGTAATCGTGTGGCTGTTGTTAGCTGCAAACTGGCCAATTGCCGAACCAGTAAGCTGTGCCTGCCCATAGAAACCGTCACGAGCACCCGTTTTAGGGTTGTTGCCCGATTGGGTCACAATGGTTGTGCTGCCGGTAATCGTGGTTTGCACGAATACGCGGTAGCAGCTGCCTTTGCCGGTGGCAAACGGTAATGTCCCTGCCTGCCCTGCGGCGAGGTTGAGGGGGAATAACCGCCTGTCGCCTTCAGTCAGCTCGCGGAAAGTGAACGTGGCAGCAGTCTCAAGCGAGCTCGTGCTTACGTTCTTCTTGCCTTGAAGCTGGTCTAAGCGAGTTTTGAATGGACGTGACATGTTTCACCTCATTAAATGGTAGTAGTTATGATGATGACACGGACGCCTTCTGTGCGCATCGCGTTAATCCACAAGT